CGTGCGTAGATCGTGTCGTTTGTGAGACCTGTCACTTCGCGAACCCGAGCAATAATGTCCTTTTGAAGGAGTGTTACAACACCGCTGGTGCCATACTCTTCAATCAACATGTCATTCACTACTTGAACGACTTCAGGTGGAATTCGATCACGACGAAATTGCTTGCTTTGGATTTCAACTTCAGACGGAGAAAGCGCTTTTGTCATTTTGAATCCAGGTTAGGCGAAGACCAACTAATGATCTTCGCCTTTGTTGTCAATTAGACCTTTGGAATTACCAGACGCTGACCAATCTGAATCAGATTCGGGTTGGGCAGGTTGTTGCGAGATTCGATCTCAGCGTAGCGCATACGATCGCCGAGGGTTGCTGCTGCGATGGTGGACAGAGTATCACCCTTCTTGACCACGTACACTGTTTCGGTCTTCGCGGCTGCTGTGACCTTTGCCAGGTTGGCGCTCATGAAGTATGTCTTGATCATCTCAGCGTACATCGGATCTGCTTTGACCTTGCGAATCGCAGCATTCAGACCGTCGAGCAAATCAGCGTCGCCTTTGCGAACAGCAATCTTGTACTTCAGATTCGAACCAGGCAATTTGGAGATTGCGAATTGGAGGTTGGTACCAGCAATTTCAGCGGCAGCGAAAGGGTAGTCATAGATGATCGCATCGACCTTACCGCTCTTGATGAAGTCATTGATCCAAGTACGACCTTGAGCAGAAGAGGCATCGCTGAGTTCTTTCAGACGAGCACGTGGGAACTGCTTGGAGACATATGCCTTAACGTCAGGATCACCTTCAAGGATGCCGATCGTCATGTCGTTAACATCATCTGGGCTACGCACCATGGTACCGCCTGAAGTGATCAGGGCGTATCCAAAGTCATCCACGTATGGAATGGTGTAGACCACGCCTGGCAGATCGTCATTGGTGAAGGTCAGACCGTCGATGGCAATGTCCACCTTGTCAGATTTCAGCAGGGCAGCAGGGACTTCGGCATAGGTGTCAACAACGTTGTCGGTGTCGATGGCGATGCGAGCATGCTTGCCAGTGAATTCAGATTGTGCGAACAACATCTTCATGAAGTCGTAGTTGAATCCTTGTGGAGCACCACGTTCAATGGAGAAGAATGGCTTGGACGGAGATTGAACACTGACGCGAACCACACCGCTGTCCACGATGGACTTCATGGAATTGCCGGATGCGACTGGGGCAGAGTCAGACGAGCGAGTCGATTTGGATTGCGAGGTCTGCGATGAAGAATCATTCTTCTTGGTCATACCGCTGACCAGACCAGAATTGAGCACTGCTTGTCCACCAAAGACGATCAAGACCGTTGCCAAAAAGGCAAGTACTGCTTTCGGGAGGGGTTTCATATTTTTGAACACGTTGATTTCCTTTTCAAAGTTGAGTTACAAAGTTAATTCGCAGGTTGATTATACACCAGATTTTGGTCAACCTGCGAATTTTGTCGCCTTATCGCTTGATCAACAACTTGGCATAGTCAGCATCAGCAGGAGATGCGACACCGATCTGCGTAGCAATGATGCTGGTGGAGGCATTGTTTTCCAGCAGTTGTGCTTTCGAGTTGCCGAGCAGAATGCTGTCTGCCTTGTTTTCCCAAGCTTGGAGCTTCTTCAAAGCTTCAGCTTCGTACACACCATTCTGCATGTCGAGACCTTCAACGAATCCACGACTGTTCTCGATGAAGCTATCGATCTCGCCCATCTTCATACCGAAGTCTTCGACAACGAATTCCATTGCTTGGTCGAACAGTTCCTTGGCGTCTGTACCACCCATCAGAATCGCTTTCGCTGCCTTCATTGCGGTGTGTGATGCCAGAATCATTTCACGTTCGATTTGGCGTGCCTTGACTTCGTTGCGCAGGTCGTCAATCACAGTACCAGTCACTTCGTAGTATTTGTTCAGAGCACGAAGGTGGACTTGCATTTGAGTCTGCAATGGCACCAGACTTTCTTTGTTCAGCTTTTCAAGGCGACCAGCTTGACGACTTTGAACGCTGAATACACCTGCGTTGCCTTGCTGATTTGCCTTTGCTGCCATCGCCATCGATGATTCGTACTCCGTAGAGTTCTTGGCGATCTGACGATCCAGAACCGTAAGCTGTCCACGCAGCTTGTCGCGGCTAATTGCCATGACTTCGCGCTTGTCAAGCAGCTCGGTAATGTAGTTGCTCATGATCCCGATTGGATCGATCTCAACCCACCACTTGGTGATCCAGCGCATTGCCGATTTGAACATGTAGCGTACCAGCGTCTGAACCTTCTTGTTGAACACAATGTTCAGGAAGAGGAACAAACCAGTGCCGAGAATCGCGAGCATGAATGTCTGACCAACCAGAGCAGTCAGCGTTGTCACGAATGCCAGCAGCGCTGGTGCTGCGAAGTAGAGTCCAACACCACCGAGCGCCAATGTGAACATTCCGGTGGTACCTTCAGGACGTTCCCAGAAGGATTTGGTTTTTTGTTCTTGCATACCTAGAGACATGATTTGTCGCCTTTCAAAAATTTGGTTCAAACGAGGGTAGAAAGAATTGCTGCTTTGCTGCCATTCAATTCATTGCGAACAGCTTGCGCTGCAGCTTCAAATTGAAGTTGCGAAGATTTCAGATCAGCTGTCGCAGTTTGGATCTGCGCTGTCAACTGAACGCCTTGCTGTTGCTTGGCAATGATCGCAGCAGTTAGATCAGAAATCTGCTGTTGTGCGGCGCCAATTGCAGCTTGTGCTGCAGCAATTTCTGCAGCAGTTTGATCGAACTGCGCTTGCATTGTGCCAACGTCAGACGCCGTCTTTTGGTCAATCATCGACTTGAAACGGAGCACTTCTCCGTCAACATCTTGCAGGTGAACATCGACGGCATCGGCAATTTGCTTGCCAGTGCGACCACCGCCTGCAGTCTTGTGTGCAGCTTTCAAGCGCATGACTTGGTCTGGGATCACATCTGCCAGCGCTTCGGATGCTGACAGCAATTGTGTGAATGCTGTGTTTCGACCAAAGGTGATTTTCTTGATCGCAGAGACCATCTCAACATTCAGACTTGCGTGGAGAGCGCCTGCTGCTTGTCCGCCAAGTTGAGACATTGCCTGCATTCCAGCAGCTGGTGTTGCCGCTGCCGGTGTAGCTGCCGTTTGGTCAGTTTCGTAGACCATGCTCTTGAGTTTTGAACCGAGACCTGTAAACATGTTGATGTTCCTGTGTTGAGTGTGGAAATTACTTGGACTGCTGGAGTTGGATGCCAGTGTCACGCTTGGTCTTGAATGTTTCTGCCGCTTTGTCGGTAGTCACAATTGCGAAGTCCTTCATGTTGACCTTCGGGTAACCGGCGATGCTCAACCATGTACCACCCCAGACATTTCCCAGCGCAGTTTCGTAGGAGCGACGCATGTCCAACATTTCTTTCTGTCCTTGCTGGAACTCATTGCGAAACTGTTCCATGACTTGTTGGATCTTGATGTACATCGACGGATCCAACTGAGGATTCTGCTCCTTCAGCATTTGGAACATTGCTTGAGATCCCTTTTCACCGTAGCGTCCGTTGATCGCGGCAGTGAAGACTTCCTTGACATCGTTCTTGTACATGGCAGGCACTTGAGCGATCTCGAAGATCTTTTGGGAACCGTTGGCGTAGATGTTTTGGTTGTCATCGTTCTTAGCGACCAGTTGTCGCTCCGTACGATTGCCGTAGTTGGCGTAACTGACGTACGATCCAATGAGGGCGAAACCGAGTACACCGGCGATGACAATGGCGATGATTGAAGATGCTTTCATGTGTTTTCCTAAAGTTGATGGTAGATGTATTCTAACCTAAAGTTAGCGGCGTGTAAATCTAGATTTTTGATTTCTAGCGAAAAAACCTGTAACGACTCCGTATGTTACCAATCCTCCTAGCGGGATGATCGCAGCAAGGACAGCGAGTAACCATGTTGGAGGATCAATTTCGGATTCGAGATATTTGAATTCGCGCATTTGGCGGCGAACAAAATTCTTTGAAATCTGAAGTTGAAGAAGACCCATGATCGGTTCACGCTGAATTGTTCCGAGGGCAAGAACAGAATCGCGAAGTTCGATCTTGAAGTTCTCCGCCTTTGACCAAGTCAGCACTCGCACAAAGTCAATTTTCGGAAACTGCGCTGAACCAATGATCAGCACAACATCGTTCTTGTTAGCACCTTCCCAAGCATCACGAAGAGCGTACTCATAGTTCGGGTCATCGGTCTTTGCGATCACAACAATGGTGTTCACCTGCTTTGTTGGTCCGAGTTCACGAAGCATCATGCTGATGTCGTTGTTCCACAGCGGAGCATCCGGTGTCGAATATCCAGGTGTCAAAAACCTGTTCAGACGATACACATCGTAGACATTGTCAGGATATGCTGGGATCAACGCTGCGAATTTCTGCTTGAGACCCGCTGAGCTTGGCGTGAACAGACTTTGCGGGACTGCTTGAACATAGTTCGTGTAGTTGTGGCGGCGACTTGCAGGTTCGCCAATCTGAATTGCCTTCCAACGCGCTGGGTCTGGAGAAGCGTAGACCGATCGCCGTGTGCTATCGAGTTTTGAGATCTCCCAGCTTCCAACTGTGGAGTTACAAGTCCACTTCACGGTGTAGTGAGTTTCGTAGCAAGTGTCACATACGGTTGTTGATGTGGCATTTTGCCCAGAACCAGAACTCACAGAACGGCAGTTACACGAGTACGGTTGTTCGTAGGTATCGTGAATGCGATCCTTTGCTGTGATCTTGCCGTTCCAGATTTCGACATCCATGGTTGCCACACCACTTGAAATTCCGAAGGACGCGGCAATCACCAAAATGCCGATGCCGGTGTTGATTGCCGCTGGTTGCCAGCTGTCACGTTCATTGCGACGAACATACCAGAGGCCTAGACCGACGAGAATCGGAAGGCAGAGGAACCAGATGAGTGTTGGGTTGATCATATTATCGCCGAGTAGAAATTTTGCGAATCTTTTCTACGAACAGAGCGATCAGAAATAGTCCTCCGCCTGCTGTAGCAAGTAAGACAACAACTGCCCAAAGTCCGAGGTACATCAGTATGGACCAAATCAACGACCATTGCCAGATAGTGTGCGTTGCCCAAATGCCAACGATGATGTAGACCGGTCGCATCACAACTCGCGGTAGCATCCACATCGTGAATATCATGAATGCTGCAGCAATGAGGATGTGAACATCGAAGTACGGCGCCAACAACGCCTGAACGCCGACTGACACACCGTACATCGAGTAGAAGATGTACGTGAACAGAGCGCCGACAAATGCGACGAATGCCGCAAGTGCTGCGATGATTCCGAGATTTTCCAGAAAGTCTTTCATACGTGTGTTCTTCCAATCTTGGTGTCGATGGCAACCATTCGCTTTGCGAGAGCGGTCAACTGTTCAGTTCGCTCTGTCAGTGCCGACGCAGTCTTGTTGCGAAGAGGAGAAGACCTCAATGCGACGATTTGCTTTTCGAGAGCAGAACGTTCTGCCAGCAATTTCCCCTTTGCGGCGTCCGCAGGACGCTTCTCTTGTTCGTCAGCATACCAGGTCATGGTTTGTCCTTTTGAAGTTCTTGAACTTGTCGTTCCAACTTCTCGATCGTACGATCAAAGAGTTTGTTGCGTTGTACTGCCAGCATCGCACCGTAAATGGCAATGCCATTCAAGATGGTTGCCTCTCCCCAGTTCAACGCAAGGAAAAACAGTGTGATACACACTACGTAGAGATGATCGATTGACAGGAATTTCATGCTGACCTTAATTGAGACGATGATGGATTATACCACAACCTAGGTCGAAAGATGTAACGAGCAAACGCTCGTTACATCATCAATCCTTCTCGCCAATCAGAAATTTGTTCGAAATTGCCTTGAACGAGAACTGACCGTCAAGTCGCTTGAACACTACGCCTTCACGAACTTTGTTCGTAATACTCGGACCCTCGGCGTACTTGAGCAGACCTTCAACATCTTCAATGCCGAGATTGTCGAACAACTTTGCCTCCATCTCGAGAACCGGCACGTGATTGATCAGCGGAGCAACAGCCTTCAGTTCTTCGAAGACCGCCATTCGCTCGCCAGGTGCCAGGTACTTTTGAGCGTTGATGTCGTAGATGTCAAAGACGAAGAACATGAAGTCCTTGAATCCTTCGCGGTTGCCTTGGATTGCTGGTCCCATCATTTCACCTTGAACAGCAATGCTGCGCCCAGTGCGATTGAAGAAGTCCGTCAATGCGACGTTCAGAGAAGTATCGAACAGCACACGAACAAATGTGTTGTCCTTGTTCGCATCGCTAATCTTCAACTCCAGATTGCGAGAGCAAACACCAACTCGCAGTTCTGCCACCTCAATGCCAGGCACAACATTCGGACCAAGAACAAAAGCGGTCATCGACGATCCATCGAGTTTCATCGTCACTTCGAATTGATCATCGCGACTTGCCTTTGGTGGGCGAACAACAATCGGACGCCAGTGAGTCATGTGCCCGATTGGTTCATCATCGCTCCACTCCTCGGTCCAAGTGCCTGTCGGGGATACGCCGCTAATCAATTGACCGTGTGCTGGGCGCGTCACATTGATGTCCAACAAAGGTCCAATCACAGATTCTGTTTCTTCGTAACCGAAGATTTCACCAGGGATGTTTTGGCAGCGCTCTTGATCGGTCTTGCGAATGAAACCAGGGAACAGACCTGCTGCTTGACCTTGGAGACATGCTGGTAAAGAGGCTTCCCACTTCTTGATGCCGAGCATTTCGGCAAAGTCAAATTCCTTGATCTCTTCCTTCCCGTCATCGCGACCCATCACAAACTGGAGGTCTTCGAGTTTCGATTCAATATCTGGGATCGCTTTGATCGGCATCACGAATCCTTGCGACAGTTGACCACGCAACTTGATGGTGCGCAGTTTGTGTCCACGAACGCCTTCGAACATACGCGGCGACTTGTCAACGAGGAATTGCCATGCTGGATTTCCATCAGGCAAGAACGAATCGATTTCGAAATAGACGCACAGATCGCCCTTCGTGAATTCATTCTTCTTGACTACAACTTTCCAGCCGCCGATGACAACGGCTTCAATAGCATCAGCACCTTCAATAGGCACAACATCATCGATGGAGCGAACGCTCACCAACTTGCGCTTGTTCAATTGTTCGCGAATCTCAGTGTGCGACAAAGAGTTTCCGATTTTGATGTCCGGCGCATCTTCGCCCTTGGTAATAACGAAAGTTTCCATTAGTTTCTCCAGTCTTTAACAGTTATCAATTTTGACTATTACATCAATGCGAACTAGCGCAAAGATCTTTGACGCTAGTAAACTTTGACGGCAGCTGCACGTTAATGTTCAATACGACCCGTGTTGAATTAAGTCGTGGATGCGCTCCAGCGTGCCTGTGCGCACCATCCATCACTAGCACTCTCCCCTTAATTGGACTCACCACTCCTATGACCTCGTTTTTGTATTCTTCTTCAGCATGGCGCTGCTTAAAAATCCTAGTATCGCCATCCGAATCATTGGCATAATACAGAATTACCAAAGTGTCATCTGCATCATAGCAATCAACGTGCGGCGTGTTGTATTGGTCACTTTGAAAATCCGGTCGTTGGAGTTGCATATTCGCCTTCGCACGCAACCACTTCCATTCCTTTATCCCAAGAGCATTCAGAACTTTCGTTGCCACCATGTCTGGCAGCGGCGCGTGCGTAGAGATCTTGGTCCCATTAGCGTCCCTGAATAAATGAAAATGCTGCGGCGCCTCTTTTACAAGTGGATCCAAACACTTCTTGTAGGATACAGCATCAACAGTTGCTCCTTCGCCAGTATAAAACCAGGGAAATTCCGGTCTTAAAATAACCTTGTCAATATTTTTCTGATCACCCGCAGAAAACAAGTCGTCTAGTATTGTGAATGCCTGTGACATGTGTACCTAAAATATTTTCTATTTTAACCTGCCTATGCCAGCGCGAGCACCATCATCGAGGTTAACTTACGAGACCCTTGGGACTTCTCCCATTTTCGCTCGCGGCGACGCTTTGCTGCCGCTCGTTTCTGCTTCTTCTTTTTCTCCGCTAGCGCTACCATCTCTTTGGCAACTTCCAATTTTTCAGGTGTGATCAGTTCAGGATGTTCTGCCATGAACTTGTGATCAGCAGCGTTGAGGTGATTACCTCGCACGCTGTTACATGGACTACATCCGATTCGCAGATTCTCAACATCGTCAACACCGCCATACGAACGTGGGATGATGTGGTCACGTGTCATCAACACAAAGTTGCCGTCACGTTCAGCAAACAGATCGATAACTGGTGACCGCAACTCTTCATTCGCGTGTTTGTTGACAATGAAACACGATCCTTCAATCCCGCATTCCCAGCATTTCAACGGTTGATCCTTCGAGCGCATCGCTTGGAACAAGGACTTGCCACTCGCAGGAGATACTGCCCGCCCGTTGACCAATCGCTCGTTCTTTGGTTTTGCGAGGACTTCGAACCCTTCGTCGAGAGTCAGTTGTTTGAAGTAGATCAGCATAGCAATGTAGGATGATTTGCCTCGCGGTAACCGCCGGACATTGTGTAGTAGACACGACGGTCACCGCGCTGAAGTACGCCAATTTCGGGGCGTGCCTGAAGAATGTCGGTGATCACTTTCTCTTGGCGAGTCCGCTCACCAGACTTAGCGAACAACTTCGCATCTTGGAGATGTTTCTCGCGACGGGCATCTTGAAATGTGAACATTATTATTGATCCTTTAGAGTTTTGGTTCGTGACCGTAGTACCAACCGAGACCAAACTCGCGATAGAAGAAGGCACTGTAACCGACGCTGAAACTTTTGAACTCATGTGCCAGACGACGAACTGCGAGTTCGGATCCGACTGCGTAGATCTTGCCAGTCACGACATGGATCTGAATCGGTTCGTAGGCGATGTTGCTACCCCAATCTTGTTCCAGACGCTTGATGCGTGCTGGTGTCAGAGTATCAATGAAGGTGAGAGTAGTGTTTGTGTCCATGGGATTGATTATACCACGAACCTAGGAATTGTACACTCCAACTTGTAACGACAAGCTGTTTGTTACAAATTAGACGAGATCGTTAGAAACTAGTTCACGTCGTATTTTCAGATACAACATAATGTTGAAGCAGCGAGCGTAAACTTCAGACACCATGAAAGGTGTTGTGATGATCTCGCCGTTAAGTCGGAACGAAGCGATCCAACCAGGGAATGGATCTTCGGCTGATCCAAAACCAGGAGCGACAACTTGAACTGGCAAATCTATCTTCTGCTCGATTATCGAAACAGCAGTTAGGTCTTCAAGATAGTTGATTGACTGATTTGTCCATGACGGAACGCTAGCAATGAAATAATCGTTTAAACGATTGTTGCTAGCGAACTTCTCCCAGTGATCAAGAATATCCTCAACGCAGAATTCAATTACTTGCTGAACAGTCGGTTTGACCGGTGCCGATTTTCGGCGAGAGTCAAGACTGATCACATTGATCATAATTCAATGAACTTAGGATTGACAACGCCGTTTGAGATGTACGAGTTGAACTGCGATTGCCATTCACCACGATACCCTGCTGGATGGCAAACTATGCGAGTCTTCCACAACATTGTGTCAATGGTGTCGTGAGTGTGACCGTGAATCCAAATATTTGGCGCGTGATCATATGCCAAAATGTTATCGCAATCACCAACGAACCCGCCGTTGATGCCGTCGCCACCTTCACGCGGAATGAATCGCGCAGACACAAGACGTCGAGATGGCAAGTGGTGAGTCACAACTACGGTTTTACCGTCGAACGCTACATTGAGTTTCTGCGCAATCTGGGACTTCTGATATTTGTGAAGAAGGATCATTGATTCGACTTTGAATCGACCTTCGCCATTTCGAATCACCCTGAAGTCGTTCAAACCGTTATCGACCCAGAAGTTATCCTTTTGACTTACTCCACCGTCGCCCCAAAGAGTTGCGAAGATGAATCGAACATCTTCAATAACGACTTCACCGACCTCACCAATGCTGTGAATCAGATCAGGCGAGTACTTCGCAAAGCGATCGCGCATCTCCAAGTTCCATGCGTTGTAGTCGTGACGGTAGTATTCATGGTTTCCACTAACGAACAGAACCTTCTTGAATCGAGGGATCAGAACATTGATGAAACCGACGAGTTGGTCGGGGTGCGAGGAAATATCTCCTGCTAGCACCAGGACGGCGTCAGGGTCATTTTCGTGGGACGGGACGAAGTCTATGGCAAGAGTCTCTGAACTGCGCCCTGAGAACGCTTCTAGATGAAGGTCGGAAACTGGTCTTATATATTTTAGTTGCATAAATACCTAATGTTCATCTTGAGGAGTTTTAAATGTTTTGTGTGTATCTTACCGTGTATAAAGGGAATAAACTCCCGCCATTTTATATAGGTTCATCCTCTGTTGCTAAAGTTCAAAACGGCTATTGCGGATCTGTTTCATCTAAAAAATTTAAAGCAGTTTGGCAATTAGAACTTAAAAACAATCCGCACCTTTTTAAGACTAAACCTATAAGCAATTATACCACCAGGAAAGAAGCCCTTGAAGTAGAAAGAAGGTTACAGATAAAACTTAACGTTGTTAGATCGTCATTGTATATTAATCAGGCTGTTGCTGCGCCAGCCGGTTTTTGCGGCATGGATTGTAAAGGGGAACTTAGCCCTAGGTTTGGGGTCAAATTGTCTAAAGACCAATGTGACTTAATGTCTGCTGCTAGAAAAGGAATAAAACAAGGCCCTAATCCTAAAAAGGCTTGTAAAGGCAAGAAAAACGGCATGTTCGGAAAGACAAGATCTTCTGAAGAAAAAATTAAAATGACTATTGCTCGCAAATCTAAATCAAAAGAGCAGAACATAATTTCATATTCTAGGATTAAATCCGAAGAAGAAAAACAAAAAATTCGAAATTTTCAAAAGATTAATCAAAAAGGGTCAGGAAATCATAGGGCTCGACATTGGCGTCTCACATCACCTGCTGGAGAAATAATAAATCTGCACGGAAACTTGAGGTCATGGTGCAAAGAAAATCACTTGCCTGATGGTAGCCCCGCATTTCGCATCGATGGAATCATAATGACCACCGGGAAGTGGTCTGGGTGGTCTTGCCTTCGTCTTTAAGATGCTCGCTTGACAACCGATTGATGTAGGACCAACCAATCGGAGACGCGCGCCTTCAGCGTCTTGACAGATCCGGGAGAATTCAGATCAGCAGCAACCTCGGCAACTGCCTGTGCTGCTAACCTTTCTTTACGCCTTTCGGCGTAAATTGAAAAATCATAGAGACGCATATCCACTGACTTGTTAATCAGTAATATTTATGCCCTCTGGATGTCCCGTGTTGTTTTACCACGCCAGATCTTCATTCTGAAAACCTTGATTTGCTGCGGGCAATCGTAGAAGGCGCGCTGACGCAGATTCATTTCGGCAACTTTTGACTTGTTGCTGAAGTTGAAATCGAGTTCTTCGATCTCGTAACTCCAGTCGGCAAAGCGATGTTTGCGTTGATTGAATGTCGAGATTATTCGTAGCGCGCGTGGCGGCTTTGAGCTTGGGAACAGATCGGTCGTGCGCTTCATGTCTGCTCCTGTGGTGATGCTGCGAGAGCGCGGATGGCGTCATGGCAATCTTCGCGCGTATCGTGTTTGTAGTTGCCATTCGCATGGAGGACAAGACATTCAGCCGCACATTCCTCAATAGCCTGCTCCCGCCCAGCCAGCCGCTGTGCTGCTCCGTAGGCTAGGAGTTGGTCGCGGGAATGCCCATACACTGCCCGTTCATCATGGGGAGAACTCAGCTCCTGCAGTTCCGGCACCTCCACCCCCTTGAGAAGCTTGTCGAGAAGGGCGGATTCGATGGCGCGTCCAGCCACAATGTCAAAGTCCAGAGTGCGCTCTTTGTCTGCAAGCCATGCAGCTTCTGCTCGCTCCATAACCGCGTTGATTTCATGCGCATGTTTCAGCGCAGCATTCTCCGCAACCAGTGGCGCACGGCAGAGGGTGGCGAAGCGTTCAGGAGAATTTGGTTCCCCCGTAGTTACTGATCTGCCGATGATGAAGCCAGCCTCACGCGCCATCTTCACTACTTCGTCTTTGGTCAATATCATTTCCCGTTCTCCTTCGGAATCTTTTTGCTCCACTCTTTGTCGAAGTCCCACATGGCATCTGCTGGCGAATCTCCAAAACCACAGACACCCGATTGCAGGTCGTCACCAAATAAAGCGCACCACTGGTTTCCATCGAGTGAGAGTTTTGGCTTGAACAGAACAGCAGGGCGGGTGAACTCGCAAGCCGCCGATTGCCAATATTCCTGAACCATTGATGCCGAATGACAGATAGCATTCGCCGCCATGTTTGAGTCTTGATCGTTAAGCATGTTTGCTCTCCTTGATGAACGTCTGGCCTGCTGCTATGGCGGCAAACGCTTTCTTTACAGATGCGTCTAGTTGCTCCAGTGTTCTCGGTAGACCATCAGACTGAACAAGTTCACATAACGCCTCCACCAGTTGCTCCACCACGGGGACCAGAGCAGAAACTTTAGTTTCTAAATCTGCACGGCAGAGGGTGGCGAAGCGTTCAAACGTGGCTGTTCCTGTGTTGGAAGCAATTCCCCACTGAGGGTCAAAAACTGAGCCAGCCTCACGCGCCATTGCAAGAATTTCGTCTTTGTTCGGGTCAGTCATGTTGATTCCTTCTTATTGCAAACTGGGCACGGTTCGCCGCGCTTAACTTTGGTACGTGTTGCAAAATGCATCCAGCCCGCATCGTGGCCACACTTTCCGCAGACCATGTGCCCCAGCTCTGGTGTGTCTGGTGTTTCGTCGCAGAAGCCGTGATCGGTTGCTTTCATCATCACTCGTGGCGCGGCGCGTGGCAGCGAAATTAACCAGTCGACAACAAGAACTTGAGGTGTGTCTTCCATCATTCAACAATTTTGTCGTCACGACGATGTTCAAATGTTGGGAAGCGAAGTGAGGCAACTGCCTTGTTCTTCGACTTTGACACTTCTTGGTATTTGATAACCACTGTGGCACCCAACCACGCATCTTGGTTTGTCCAGATTTCATTTCGCAGGGCATCGCCAAAACCTGACCCAACGTCGGATTCGACGATGGTACCGTCTTCAGTACGACCCCAGACCTTGATGCCGCCGAGGGTATTTGCGAGGCGCTTGCCCTTTTTGCCAGCGTAGAATCCTACGATCTTGCAGTCGACATCATAGAAGTTCTTCACCTTGGTCCAGGTGAATGAACGCTCCCAGACATACACGGATTCCCAATCCTCAGAATCAGACCTTCGTGACCCGTTGGGTTGGTTGTCGAAACCTTTGGTAGTAACTTCAGCGCAGTACGCCGTCATGTCCTGGAAGTCTTTGACTTCACGACCACCAGACAAAGTAATCTTCGTGCGATTCACCAGCAACGTTTCAAGCGCCTTGCGATTTTGACGCATGGTGATCGAAGTCTTTTGAGCAATCCAATCTGTCAAAGGCATCATGAAGAATGCGCGGAGGCGAAGTGCTGCCTTTGCTGCGTCGTTGCCGACCTTCTTTGCGTTGATTGTTTCGGTGAAGTCGGAGGCAAAAGATTCGCCATCCATGACAAAGTCGTATCCAACCTCGGCGCGAATTGCCAGCAAGTCTTCATCAAAGATGCCTGCCAAATGTTCCATCTCTTTGCCAGAGCGAGCACGATACTCGACTGGTTTGCCTTCACGAACGAGAGCAATGGTTCGTTGACCATCGTACTTCCAATCCGCTTGGCACGGGAAGGTAACCTTGTCTTCGAAATCTTCGGTGTTGTCGCACTTGTCTGCCAACATCACTTCGAATGTTGGGATCAACTTTCGACTCATATCCCCAGGAATTGGATTGGCCTTCCAAGCCTTGTTGACGCTATCAGCACTTGCCCCCATTCGCAAATCTTTGTCGATTACGCGAGCAAGATAAATTGCTGTCTCTTCATCGTAGAGAGCAAGATTTGAAGTAACCGCTTGCCTAGCGGCGTCTCCGGTTAGTGAACGACTTGACAGTGCCTGAAGCAGATCCAGAAACTGACCAACTCCGCAGTAATCCCTCTTTTGAAATGCGGTTGGCATCTCGAACTGCTTCACACCAAATACTTGATACGGGTCGAGTGCTGCGGTGATGAGATCACGGGCATCTGAATCTGAGAGTCCTAAAGCCGCTTGAATAACTTGTTTAGAACCAGCCCCACTTGCTGTTTCACATTGTTTGATCACACTTACGAAGTTCGTCATTATATTCCTTGATGATTATCTTGATTGGGTTATCTGAAATTTTACAACCTGATGGCAACCTCTGCCATATTCTAATATGTCCTAAACCTTCCTGCCGAAGACTAAGAACCCAGATTCTAAAAGTTTCATATGTCCATCCGATCTTGCTCAACTCAAGTTCTATTCTATCATGCTTTCCTCGTTGCGCATCGCTTATTTTGTGTCGGTGTTCACACGAATATCAACTACTTCGATGATCGCCGCGATGAAGGCAAAAATGATGCTGAAGACAGTTGCGACGGCACCAAGCACAATGATCGGCGGTGTTAGGCAGATCGGCACCGTCCAGAATAGACCGCGCTTAAATGTTTTCATTCCAAAAGTCCGATCGCCAAGAGTTCCAAACGGGCGAAGAACACGAAGTACTTGTCCTTCAACAGGCAACACCTCTGGGCGTTTGAGATCGCCTATTGCGCCGCCATTCGTTACATAGTACACTTTCGGCTGAACGGGGGTTGTCATGCTACGTCCTCCTGAATTGTCTCCAGATTGACCATGAATGCCAGCAGATGACGCTTAGGCAACCGCTTGGCAGCGACCGTCAACCTGTGGAGCAGCAAATCTGCTTCGGCACCACGCAACTTGGATCCGCGAGAGCGCCGCTTCGGGCGTTGAATGGATGTACAGTCGTAGTTGTGTTTGACCGCTGCTGGCGTCTGAAGAACACCCATCACTTCCTTCCACTCTTTGCCGTGAGGACGCATTGACTTGCCAGTATCCTTCAGGATCTTGTCGTAGAACAAAGTGCCAGCGATACAGTGAGCGAGTTCGTGCGGCACAGTCGTGTTGAGGAAGTGTTCCTTGTTCTCAACGCACAGGATGAGGTTGAAGCGAACATAGTTGCCAACGTGATTGGCACGTCCGCCGTCAGTGTTCTTGACATCCCAGCGAATTTCAGGCATCTCCAAATCTGGTCGCTTGTAGTGAGCGCGAGCGATGTTTAGACATTCGAGAAGTTTCTTCTCAACTTCGGTACGCAGTTCTTTCGACAGCAAGAGATTTTGATTCTTTGACATGATTGGTCCTCGTGGAATGATCGTGAATTACTTGTTAGCGTAGAACTCTTTTGCCTGAGGAGTTGGTTCGAATACCAACTTGGCAGAAACTTGCCAGTTACAACCAACACGCCCAGCGCTGAGTTGGGTGCCTTTAATCTTGGCCATGTCACGGCTGAAGCCAGTGATGCGCATCGTGATGATGCCGTTTCGAGCACCGCCGTCGAATTGAACGATGTCACGAACATTGAACTTGGACGAAGCAGCCACACTTGCGATCTTGGAGGCCAGATTGAGGTTAGCGACGAGACGCTTATTCAGATCACGCTGCTCTTCGTGGGAGAGTTTCTTGATTTGTTCCATCAGCATTGCGACTTGGTTCATGATTCATCCTTAAGTTGTTGATGAATGAATTATACCACGAACCTAGGAAATGAACATACTCAAGTTGTAACTAAGTTTTGCTTCGTTACAATTGCGTCCCACTGCTTCTTTAAAGAATCTATCTTGTGCTGCTCAAGACATTTGTATCTCTCGAATCGACAGTCGCCGAATTTCCATCCTGGCGGCATTTCGTTTTTCGAGTTCTTATAGTAGGAGTTGATCAGCGCGTTGTCTGCTGCCGTGACATGGACCACCACGAAAATGTAGTCCTCAAGAATCTTCGCGAGTTTCTTGAGATCGTCCTCACTGTCTAAGTCTAAGGTTTGTGCGTACGCCCACGCAACATCAATTGGGGTTATATGTTCCCAAACACATCCAGGAGATGGAACATCAACTAGCGATAATTGTTTGTGAAGATGCTTCTTTGGTCTAATGCCTGAGTTTACTCGCTGCTTGATAGCGACGATGTTCGATGCTAGAAACAATTCATCGCACGGACGATCACGAGACTTCATTGCTCGAACGTCCTCGTTAAATCGTCTAATTCTTCTTAACTCGTAAAAGATTGTACTTGCTACATCTAAGTAACCGGTTTTGACCGCCATTTATCATGCCCCAATATGTGTTAATCGATAGGTGTACCTCCAAAGTAAAAGTAAAGTGAAAACAAAAAATGCGCGGTATTCAAACTATAAATAGGTTGAAACTAATTTATTCTAGGATTCCAAGTGGCAAAAAAGAAAGTCCCAAATTTGATTGTGGAGTTTGCGAGCGACTCCGGCACAATGTTTTTCCTCAGTGTGCTTGAGTATCGTCGGGAGAATTATCTTGTCATTGTTGACAATGTATCTTCCGAAGAAATTGGGGCATATGTCCTTGACTTCGCTCAACAAGAACGCCTCGATGTTCGTCAATTGATGACGATAGTGACTCGCTGGTTTTATAGCGGATCATCCTCTTACCCCCTAAGCTTCGAATTCTCGAAGCTAGGTATTTCTCCGTTAGCAAATCGAATCTATAAAACATTCGAACTTGCTCACGTTACCCGTCTTATCGGGTATGACTTCAGGTATGACCTAGAGACGCCGCCTAAGATTAGACGACGTCGTGCTAGTTTAATTCCTGCTGGAACTGAAGTTCGTCTTAAGCGCTCGTCTCAAGACAGTAAAGCACTCTCAACACTTCAAGCAGCCATTGTTCCGATTGCTCAACCAACTCCGGAGTCTTCTTCCGCTGAGTCGATGTAACCATCTTCACTTGGACTTCAACGTCGAGTTCACGAAGCAGATCTTTGACCTTTTCAAGGTCTGCTCGCCCTTCCTTGATTTCAAGTAATTGTACCGCATTTGGGCGTGGGAACGTAACTTTTCCATGGTCAAGGATTTCGATCGCTTGCTGATACACGCGAACCGCATGACTCAACGATTTGAAGTCGACATCAGTGTCGGCAGCAGCGGTTGATCGTACACCGTATTGCTTGATCAACTTATCAAGTTGTGTCAGCAAATGTGCGATCGTTGTAGTTTCTGAATAACTACGTCCGCCCATCTCGAGAGTGCGCAACTTTCTATTGTTGTTCGTCACTTCACCGATTGGCAGCCCAGAGCGCTCTGAGATGACATCCAACAGTGACTTGCCTTGATACCTTGACGCTGTGTCCAACCGCAAAACAAAGGTGTCGTCATCAACCCAAACTTTTTCATTGACAACGGCGTCGATGATCTGGCTCACGTTAACCACTTCATTCAACCGTTCCCCACGCCGAACATAGTCAAAGGTCTGCTTCATCGCAAACCCAACCATCGAGTAGACTTCATTGTTGCCGAACTTGTTGATCATGTCGACAACCGTGTTGTATTCGAACACACTCAACTTATCAGGCGCAGAGGGTCCGTCCTTGAGAATCGCATAAGCGATTTCAACAGCATAGGTTTGACCGTTGACAAAATCGCGAACGAATGTTTGGAACGGGATGAACTCGTTTTCAACGCCATTGTCCGGCATCGACAATCCATCTGGCACAGGATCGCCACGCTCGTCAACGCGAGTCTTGAAGGCGACTTGTCGCTTTGTCAACAACAAATCGTCGATTGGTGGAAGATAGACCGACTTCAGATCAGTGTCTGATGTAGGTGTTGAGGTGCCATACAAGCGGCTACCGTAGACACACGTAAATAGAATATCGTCAGGAGAGTTCATATGAAATCCATATTAGTTCATTCAATTATACCACAACCATTCACGTATCTTATAGGATGGTCAACCGCTAAAAAATTCTATTACGGGGTTCGATATGCCAACAATTGTCATCCAGCTGATCTATGGACGACATATTTTACTAGTTCAGCTTTCGTAGCAAGATATAGGGAAGAGTTTGGTGAACCAGATATTATTCAAATTAGACATACTTTCGACAATAAACTTTCAGCAAAACTCTGGGAGCATCGGGTTCTTAGAAGGATGCGAGCAGCAACAAGAACGGATTTTCTTAATAGAAATAACGGTAAATCTTTTTTAAGAAATGTCGGAAAACCCTTGTCTGAAGAACATAAGAGAAGTATTAGTCTGCGATTAAAGGGCGGAAAACAAACGGCAGATCAAATCTCAAAAAGAGCAAAGGCGTGGATCGGGAGAAAACATTCGCAAGAATCAAAGGCAAAAATGAGCGCGAAACAAAGGGCACTACCATTTCGCCCACACGGTCCTATGTCGAACGATCAAAAAGAAAAACTTAAAAGTTGGCACGCAGCAAATAAACCATCTCTCGGACTTAAACGGTCTTCAGACACTATTGAGAAATTAAAACTCTTAAACCAAGGACCCAACAATCCTAATTTCGGGAAGAAGTGGTTTAACAATGGCGTTGAATCGAAGATGTTAAAAATCTGCCCTGCTGGTTGGGTAGCAGGAAGACGTCTATAACTTGCCCTGCTCAATCAAATTTAGCTGAATAACAACGTTGAAGCTGTATGCTAAAGCGTGAGATTTTTTGAATGCGTATCCAGTATCGTCAGCTACATATAACGCTTTCCTAGCAGAGACACGATCCTTCAAATACAGACCTAACAAACTTTTCTTTCCAGGTCGAATCAGCGCCATCACATCAGACAATTCTTCTACCGATTTTGGTTTAATTTTCGACAACAGATCGCCGTGTTTTGACAACTGAAACAATTTTGGGTGCGTTGACTGAAGTTGTAATAGCGTCCAATCTGGTTCTTTTTCCACTAGCATTTCTAGTTGCTCTCTGGATCCTATGGATTTCAGATAGTGGAGGTGAAGGAAGTCTATTTTAAGATACCCGAGTTCTTCGGCAGCATCATACGGTATCGCAGACAATCCAGACATCGGATCCCTAGGGATCGTTTGTGGATAGACACCACACGGATGAGGAGTCATCTTGCCATCTCGAACTACCGCTGCTCGAATCCAACTTGGAAAAACCTTAGTTGAATCGAACGACGGTGGTGTGTCTACGTCGACGTCCATATCACAAACCCTCTGCTTGAGTTACACGACCAAAGAACTGGAACAGACCAGAGTCTTTTTGAATCCGAGCAATCATAGCGCCCATGTTCATAGCGCGCTCTAACTTTTCCTTGTCAAGAGATTCGCATGCCATCAAGTGGTCACGAAAGACTTTTGACGCCGCGAGGAACCAAGGACTTAATTTACGTCGTTTGATGTAGGTCACTAGCGTATCGACAGGGACAACTTTGAAAATGTCAGGTGTCTCGCACTCGTAGTCTTCAACAAGTTGCTTCAAGAATTCTAGCGACTCGAGAACCTGAACTTCAGGCGGATATGCCTGATCGTACCATTCAAGATACATCGCATAGATGTTGTCGCGACACCACAGCATCGGAGAAATATCCTTGTGATCCACCATCAACTTGATAAACTGCTTGGTGTTCGGAATATTTGTTTTGACCGCGTGCTCTGCGAATTTCACAAACGAGTTGTAGAGGCGAGATTCAGCAAAGGTCTCGATTGGAACAACCGAACGCTTCTTTGCTTTCAACCAATCGCAGTAATGCGCATACGCTGCTTGTCCAACAGAACTACGAAGTTCTTCGATGCGCTCGCGCTCTCGGCAACGATGGTTCATGAAAGACTTCTCGTGAACAAAGTCGCGAATACAAAACTCACAATGCCAAACAACCTTCTTTACCGGTTCGTCACTTTGCTCTGGTTGACTTCTTCGGTTTGCTGCTGACTTTCGTAGTTGGTCCCGTTCCGTCATCAAATTCTTTCTTCAGTTTTGCGATCTCATCCTT